TCACCCCATTCTTCAGGCTTGGCTAGTTTACGTGCTCGTTTGGCAGTATTACTTTGCATACGACTAAAATCTTGTGCATAGAAAGGCCCGCGCCGAGGATCGTCCTCGTCTCTATCATCATAGGGATTTTCAATTTGATTAAACTCATAATCAAAGTCTGCTTGCCAGCGTCCTTCATCTGTGATATCAAACTTAAATGTAGCGGTATACATACCAGGACCAAACTGTCCACCGAACTCATTTTGATCAATATCTGGATTAAACTTAATCTTAGCAGAATATCCGCCTCTAGCACGCCATAACATTCTAAAGAAAGGCCACATTTCATTTACTAATGTGTCAGCAAATGGATTAATATCAGGTTTGATAATGTTGTAGTCAAACTTTTCATATCCCACTTCGCGCACTGTACTAGGATTATCTAACACAACCTTATAGTGATCTACTGCTAACTTATGACGTCGTGGATAACTAAAAGGAACTTCCACTGTGTCAATAATCATATCTAAGAATATAGAAAATGCTTTGACACGGGTCATAACATGGGTACCGCCTAGCTTAAAGTCCTGTGTAATCCAATGATTTTGATACTTGTGATCACTTAGTCCAAACTTTTTAGGATTCTGTCCGATAATAGTTTCTGGTCCAAGACCAAAGCCAAATCCAGACCCTACATTATTGATATTCATGTTACGAACACGCCATAATAATGTCATACTGTCGGCTGCATCTTGGAAATCTTCTGTAGGGAAACCCATGATCCAGTTAGTGGCAGCATAGATTCCTACTTCTTTGCCGTCACGGAAGTTCTGTTCCATTTCAGCAATAGTAACACCTTTGTCCATGTCATCTAATACTTTCTGACTACCACTTTCGATACCATAGTTCAGAATGATACAACCACCTGCTTTAAGGTCTTTGAAGTATTCAAGATCCATGCGGCCGTCGCAACGAGCATAACCAGTCCAATGAATCTTTAAGTCTTTGGCCACAACAGCCTTACAGAACGCACGTAGTTCTTTTAGGTTACCATTAACTAAACTGTCAATGAACCAAATAATGTCTGTGCCTTTGTTGTAGTACAGCCATTCTACTTCGGTGATAAGGTCCACAGCCTGACGCTGACGATACTTCCAAAAGTGTGTTTCTTCACAGAATGTACATTTAGCAGTACAGCCACGACTAATCTCACTGTTAACACCGTTAGGCAACTTATACTGATTGAAGTCAATACTTTCATAATCAGGCATAGGTAAGCCATTGATATTGATACGTTGATCTTCAGGCTGTGTTACATACTTTGGTCCTTTGAGAACAACACCGTTTTCTACTTCATCTAAAATCTCTAACAGTACTTGCTCACCCTCTCCGTTGACAACATAGTCAAAGTAATCCTCAATCTCGAACCAGCCCTTTTGTACATTACTACCACCGATAGCGATTCTAATGTTAGGATTACGGCGTTTGAGTTCCTTACACATCCATTTAGTAGGAAGCTCATTGATATTGTATACACTAAATCCTATAATGTCAGCACCATATTCTTCAAGCTCATCACAGGCTTTCATTAACAACGGTTCAAGCACAGGATGAATGTGTTCATAATATGTACTGCCAGTCCAATGCCAGATAGCACTAGGATCCCACAACGGAAATGGTATTAATTTTCTAGGGCGCCAGATTTTTTGATATTCATTATAAGCACGAATATTCAAATCTTTAATAACTGTTTCGTAGCCTGCACTTTTGGCAACACCACTAAGTCGAGCTAGATTAAACGGAGGCATGTCAGGTGCCCACTCGGGACACATTACCAATGCTAGTTTTGTTTTGCGTGTTTTGTAATCGATATAAACAGGAGTAACGTTTTTTTGCTCTGTTTTTTTAGCATAAGGTGCAATAGCATCCATCATGGCACGATGTCGTGCATCTGCGAGATCCTCAGGAGGCTGTTCTCGCGGACCAATATCTTTTCTTGCTAACTGTGTTAAATTGAAATCAATCAATTAATCTACCTTCTTTTTAGTTCTAGTTTTTTTAGGTTTAACAGGTTCTTCGGCAACAACTGGTATAACAGGAATAACTTTGCGATCGGGGTTATGTTTGGGAATAATAATATCTGTACCGCAATGGCAGTGTTCTTTTTCGCAGGTAATCACTTTAGGACCAATCTCAGCAATATCTCTTAGAATATTACCGCCATAACCGCCTTCACCACAACTAGCTAGTCCAATATCTCCCATAGGATTGATAAACAAGCTATCGCCTACATTACAGCGCCAGCCTTTGAAAAAGTTCTGTCTATTAATAATAACATCATTGCTATTAGTATACAACTCTTCTCCATCCTCATGAATAGAATAACTTACACAGTTATCCGGAGTAGTGGGTTTAGGTAGTGTAAACTTCATATCCACCGAATGTGTTTTTAAGAAATCTACTTTTTTCTTGCTACGATACTTCCAAGGACTAGCATAGATTGTCATCTCATCAAACAACGGAGTCCATTCAATAAAGTAGTTAGGCATAACTTTTTTCAAGTGTTCGCCGTATTCAACAACTTCCCAAAAGCGTTCATCATGCATCAACATCTTTGTGGCAAGATAGTTTACCTTGTCACATAAGAAGATACTATTCTTTTCGTATTCTTCTTTGTTACTAAACTCCACATGATAACTAGCAACAATATCATCAAACAAATGATAATGTTTCTTCCACCAAGCCAATGGGCGACTTAGATTAGTGTTTACTGCTAATGTACAGTTAGGCAGTTCACGCTTCAACCATTCGCATACAGGAATAAAGTTACGCCATGCTGTAGGTTCTCCTCCACTAAAGAAGAACTTAAAGTGTTCATAACCTTCTTCCTTGTAACGATTAATAATAGTTTCAAGGTTAGTTAGGTACTTGGTCAAGTTACCATTATTGGTTTCAGTACCACTCCAGTTGCCTGGATTACAATAACTACATTTAAAGTTACAGTAGTTGTTAACTTGCCAAGTGACTGCAAGGTATTTTTGTTTCCCTACAATCTCGATTATTTCTTTGCCCATTGATAGACCTCTTTTAATTCTGGAACAACGTCCAATAACTTTTCTTTTCTATTAACATCCATTTCATTATTATGGAAAATGAATTCTAATATACCGCCTTTGTCCTCATGACTGACATGATCACCGTATCTATGACTGCCTGCTTTTAAGTTCTGTTGTATAAGTTTAAACCCATTTGCAATGCCGGGCAAGTGTTCATACTTCCTAACATGCATTTCATACGTTTTGATTAACTTTTCTTTAATATGGTCTGGCAATATAAAGATATTGGCCCACCAAGGATGTGTAAGCAAGTTAAATCTAGGATCAACTTTTTTACTAATCAACTCATTGTCATATAGATAATCAAAGAACTCAGGGAAGGACCAAACATTCCGTGTACTGATCGTAGGACTAATCTGGAACTCTGCATGTGGAACTTCTTTCTTTAGTTTTTTCATGTTCTTAACAATGGTATCCCATTTGGTACCTTTGCGTACAAGTTCAGCAACATCGCCACTGGCATCGAGACTTGCCCAAATCTTGATGTTGGGAAACTTCTTCCACAACTCAATCAAGTTTCTATCTTTGTATTTCAATACACTAAAGTTAGTAGTATATGTTAGTTCAACCTTATGGGTCAGACCTTTTTCAATCCAATAATCTAAACATTCATAATGCTCGGGTGTAATAATAGCTTCTCCACCTGCAAAGTAAACTTCTTCAACGTGATCGAGATAGGGTTTTAGTTTAGTCATAAACACTTGGTCTTCGTTGGTATTAACAACAAATGATTTTAATCCAAAGTATTTTTCTAACTTATCATGCCCTTTAGTCTTAGCGTATTCTTCTGCCCATTGACTACTACAAGCAGGTCCACATGTACGACATTTCATGTTACATAGGTTACTAAAACGAATGTCCATATACTTCATTTTAAACTCGTCAATGCTGCCGTCTTTCTTAGTCTTACTAATAAGATCAACATAGTCAAGTCCCCTACGGGTATTATGACTATTACGCATAGTCCAAGCACCTAGTTGTTCTACGCTGGTGCAACGGAAACAAGTTTCAAGCGGCTGATCTTTTAACATAGCCACACGCATCTTTTTGTACTCGTCACTATTCATCATTTGAATAATAGATTCTTCTGATTTAATCTTAGACACTGGCTTAGAGCTATCTGCCATACAGCAGGGCATAACATCCCCATTAGGGAACGAATGGAAGTGTATCCAAGGTAGAACACAAAAGTTCTTGCCTTCTTTGATCAGTTTAGTTACATGTGCTTTTGTTACCATATTAATCCATCATTGAAGCAAGTTCGGGAAATACTTTGGTAAAGTCTTCGCCGCGGACTTTGTCTAATACTGCAATCTCTTCTTGGAACTTGGCTTTATTATCTGCCCAGGTATGTTGAGCATTTGCCCAAGCCATAGTAGATTCTACCACAGGCAGTTTATAATCGAGGAATCCCTTGCTTTGCATAAACTTTACCAACGATTTAATCTTAAATGTAGCTTCACGTTTAAGTTTAGCTGGCATTACTTGAGATGTAAAATGTGTCGGTGATGTCATATTATAGATACCAAATGTTGTGTAACTCCAAGAGGTATAGATTTTCTTTTCAATCAAGTAATGATAGAATTCTAACATAGTATGATAGTTAAACACACTACATACAGTATTTAGACCAAATCTAACATTATCCATTGAGCTGAGTTTGATAAGGTTCTTTTCTACCTGTCCCCAATCAGTGCCATGTCTAATATACTCAGCACGTTCACCGTGATGATCAATACTGGCTTCTAGAGAAATAGGTTTGGTAAAATGACTCCATAACTCAATAATATCCTTGTTCTTAAACTTCAAGTTACTGACATTTGAGTTGTATACAAGATTAATATCTGTACGACCTTGTTTAATCATTTCTTCTAGAACAATATAATGTTCTTCGGTAATCAACGGTTCACCACCAGCAAAATACGCATACTCCATATGTGGAATATGTTCAATGACTTCTTCCAATAGTTGAGGAGTATTGTTCTTAGGGTGAATAGTAGCCCAAGGTACTTTACGTTTGATATCTTCCTGTTCCCATAATGTACTAAATGCCGCATTACAAGTTCTACATTTAAAGTTACATACGTTATTAAAACGCACATCAAAATATCGCATTTTAAAGTCAGCAAGAGTGCCATCTTCTAGCGTATTAGCCATAGCTTCATCAAAGTGATGTTTAAATCGTTTAGCAAACTGATCTTTACTAGAACTAATACCCTGCGCCTGATGTTCATGACAACCAGCACATGCGGGATTAAAACGTTCGTTCAGCATATCCAAACGTAGTTGTTTCATCTTATCACCATTGATGATAGACTCAATAGTTTGTTCTGTTGTATTCCCCACAACATCCCTAGCAATACAACAGGCTGCTGCTTCTCCTACTGGAGATGTGTATAGGTGAATCCAGGGAGACATACAAAATGTCTTGCTTTCATTTAAAAGAAAGTCTTTATTTACAGTTACAGTTTTTTGTTTTTTCACTTTGGTTCCATCAATGGGTATAGTTCTGGGAATGTTCTAACAAATGATTCCCCTCGTACTCTGTCACGCTCTTTAGTATGATGTATGAATTCTTTTCTAGCCGTTTTCCAGTTATCTTCACTGTTAACAAAAGGAATAGCCAAATCTAAGTATTGTTTTACAATATGTCCATTTTGCAAGGTTGGAGCATATTTCATTATCTTTTCTGTTCCAATATCTTTTAAATGTCTAGGCAATGCAGTAGCAGTATAATATGGCGGATGTGTAGTCATAGACAAATAAGTTTGATAATCCTCTTGTCTAATCAAATCTTTATCTAACATATAACTATAGAAATCAGTTATTGTTAGATAGTTAAACACACTCAATACTGTGGCTACTCCTAACTTTACATTATCTAGTTTTCTAAAGTTAATCAAGTTACTTTCAACTACGCCCCATTCGGTTCCATGTCTAATGTATTCAGCACGTTCTCCGTAATGGTCAACGCTTACCTGTAGCTCAATCTTTTTAAAGTTCTTCCAAAGATCTAATAAGTCTTTATTCTTATAGTTAATAGTACTACCATTTGTGTTATAACGCAACATTACATCTGTTCGACCCCGACGAATCATTTCTTCAAGGATAATGTAATGTTCGTCCATGATCAATGGTTCGCCACCAGCAAAGTAAAGAATGTCTGCGTGATCTAAATGTGTTTTTACTTCTTCAATCAGTGTGCCTTTATGATTGTCTGCATGGATAGTGACCCAGTCTTCCAGGCCCAGTTTCTTTTGTTCAGCGGCCCATTTACTACTAAAGTCAGCACCACAAGTTCTGCAAGCAAAGTTACAGATATTACTGAATCTAATATCAATAAGATGTAGTTTAAACTCATCCAAAGATCCATCTTCATTGGTATTAGGTACTAACTCATCAAACCGTTTTCCAAAATGATCTTTGCCAAATGTTCTGTAAGTGTGAGGACTGATTTTTTCACGGTCGTAACACATTTTACAGCAGTCCGAAGGAACATCATTTAACATATCTAATCTCAGCTTCTTAGCAGCATCACTGTTAAAGATTTCCTTTAGGGAGTTTTCTCTAACATTCCCTAACTGTAAAGATCTATCAGTGGTACAGCATGGAAACACTTCACCGCCGGGACTTACAAAAAGATGCATCCAAGGAAGCATACAAAATGTCTTACTGTCCTCCATTAGATAATCTTTGTTAATCGGTATTACTTTATTCATATTCACTACATTCATTATAAAAATCTGTCATCTCGGGGAACGTTTCCAAAAAGTTTGTGTCCCTGCGTTCATCTAACGCATTAAACCAGTTATAAAAATCCTTGCGACCTTCTGCGACGCGAGCATCATCATATGTTGTTGATTCCATATAATCAACGACACGTCTAAACTTTTCATATTCAAAAGTTGTAAACTTTGCCAAATCGTTTTCGTCTGTGTTGTCTTTCATAAACTTTAACGACTCGTGCATGTAAGGCAAAAACTCTGTCTTGGGCAATATATTCATATCATACTGCAATGGTTCTTTGAGATAGGGTGTATCAAATCTAACCATTTGCGGTTGATCAGTTCTATTGTACTGATTATACTTGGCACGCCATTCTAAGATCTTTTCCAATAGGCTCTTGAATGTTGTCACACACAAGATATTAAACGTAATCATAAAACTGATCGGCTGTCCAGTACCTATTAGGTACGCATCGAGGTTGCGTTCCCAAATGGACAAATCTAATCCTGTTCGAATATATTCTGCTCGTGGGCCCCATGTATCAATGCTAGTAAACAACTTAAATCTACGGATTCCTTTGTTGTCTGTAACATAGTTTACACTATCAATCATCTTATCTACCAATGCTGGTTTGACACCAATATTGCTATTGATATTTAATTCTAATTGAGGCATGGGGTCATTTTTCAGGCTATCAAACAGTTTCCAAGTACTGGTATGCATCAATGGTTCCCCACCAGTAACTCGTAGAATGTTCAGTGTCTTACTCATTTCAGGCCACCAACGCCACCAAGCATCCACAAATGGATTACTTTCTTCACGCTCGTAGATCTTTAGGTAATCGATATCACAACGATGATTGCTCACTGTTTCTACAGGACCGTGCTGTTTAATCTCGTTGTAGAAACGACTGCTGGCTTTGGGGTGGCAATAGCCGCATTTGAAGTTACATTCATTACCGAACGATACTTCAATATATTCTGGGTTGATGTTCTTATTGTATGAACCTGTAGTTGCTTCTTCCCACCGAGAAGGAGTATAGATGGATGTTGTTCTAATGTGGCGGTCACTGATGTAACCTTCGCCCATATTTTCAATATTCCAGCAGTATTGGCAACCTTTGGTTTGTACGCCCAATAACATATCCCTACGCTCTAACTTTTTAATAGGAGTATTGTGCAGGGCGCTGGGATTACGTCTAATCTCTTCTTTGTTTATCTTGTGTGGAGGCGGGTGATAACAACTGTGTGTTTCACCTGTTTGTAGGTACAAGGTAGTATGATGCCATTTAGCCAAACAAAATGTTGGACTAACTTTGTTCATAATGGGTATGAGTTTTCTAACTTTCTTCTCGTCCGAATCTGACATTATATTCCTTTAATAACCATTCTTCGTCATTGATATTCTTTAGTTGATCAGGACGAGCATTATCTATAAACTCTCTAGCATGTTGAGCACCTAGCTGTGCATACTCACCAAATGGTTTATTTGAACCTTTTGTAAGCCAATCATTGTATCTTTCTTCATGTTCAGAGTTATCTGAATCATAGACCATGTTATAGCATAACTTAACACATTCTCTAAAGGCACTGCGCCAAGTAGCATACTCACTGGTATTAAAACGGGTTGTGTTACTAACTTCTTCTATGACTTTGAGTTTTTTAGTCACAGTAGTAGAAAAGTCTAATGTAGTCCAAGTTTTACGATGTAATACATAAGCACGTGGTAATAGTTTAACACCGCCATTGCCATAAGTCAAACCATTGATAGGATTACGACTGTGCCAAATATAAGCACAGTCTCTATCAAAGATGCCTGGCTGGAAGTTAAACGACCAATCGTCTTCCAAATATGCATCACCGTCTACTACAAAGAACATGTCTGTTTCACATAGTTCGGCGGCGGCTTTATGTGCAGCCATGATACCTTTGACTCCATCTACTCGTTGTGCATATGGAGCAAACTCTAAAACTCTTTGCCAGTTTTCTTCTGCATTGTCTTCGTTGTAACTGATAAACACCACATCGAGTGGTTCAAACAATGGAGTAACAATACCCATTTCCTTTGTACCTGCGGGATTATCAACTAGACTCATGGTCAATGCCCATACATTGTCTTGATTCCATTCTGGATCAAGATACCAAACATGCTTGAAGTCTTTGTCGTGATAAGGAATGTTGTAGTCAACTTCCATTTCCAATCTAGGCAACTTGGGATTCTTTTGA